TCGCCGCCGCCGCGTATGACGACGGGCCGACGCTTCGCGCGCAGATCATGCAGCAGCGGGGCGCATACGATCACATTGTGATCGACGCCGGCGGCCGGGATTCGACCGCGTTGCGCGGCGCCCTCACAGTGAGCGATGCCGTGTTGATACCGTTCGCGCCGCGCTCGTTCGATGTGTGGGCGCTACAGGATATGTCCGACTTGGTGACGGAATCGCGATCGGTCGCCGATCTTCATGCGTTCGCGTTCGTGAATAAGGCCGACTCGCAAGGGTCGGAGAACCGCGAGGCCGCCGCAGCGTTGGCCGACTATCCGGCGCTTTCATTGCTCGATGTGCTTGTGACTAATCGCAAGGTGTTCGCCGACGCGAGCGGCGCCGGCCTGCACGTTGAGGAAATGAAACGGCGCAACACGGTCGCATGCGCCGAGATAGACAGGCTGAAAAACGCCTTGTTGAATATCGAGGCGATCGCAAAGTAATATCAAAGCAATATCGAATCGATACTAAGGAAATATCATGGCACTTACCAAACGCCCCCCGAGGCTTGACGCCGACACGTTTATTTCGGGTGCGCCCGATGCCAAGGGGCAGGGCGCCGCGCCGGCGCCGGCAGTCTCGCCCGCTCCGACGAGGGCGCCGGCCGCAACGCCGGCGGCCAGCTCACGAAAGCAGGCGATCAGCTTGACCATTGCGCCGGCGCTCCTGGCGCGCGTCGACAACGCGGCCGAACGGCTCGGCCTAAGTCGAGCGGCAGCGGTCGCGCTCGCGTTGTCGCGCTTCGTTGACGGCGAGGATGCGCGATGATCGGGCCGCGCGAATGAGAGTCGCCGCCGCCGTTATGTTGATCTTCGCGGCGCTCGAACTAGCGGGCGCGTCGGCGTGGGAAGTGATAGCCGACGCAAGCGATACGTGTCGCGTCGACGATGAATTGATTTGTGTCGAGTCGATCGGTTGGCTCGAACGATAACTGTGCGAGGTCTTGAAAAATGGGAATGACGAAATCGCAGCTCGATCACCTTGACTCACTCGCCGAGGCGGTGCGCAACGGTCACGACGATGCACTCGGGGGATTGTCGACAGGCGAGCGCATGTATTGCGCGCTCGCGTCTAATCGAATGGATTTGGCGCCGGCCGGTTACAACATCGTCGAGGCGATCGCGCGGCTAGGTTGGGACGATACGCGCGCACTCGTCGAGCGTTGGCAGTATCGAGGCTAGGCAGGGGCAAAAAAAAGGCCGCACGAGGCGGCCGAAACGGTAAGGCAGGGGGTATTAGGTGAGGCCGCCGGCGTTGATCGCCTGGCGGCCTTTTTCATGGCTGATTCAATGGGTCGGATTCTTTCACGGCTTGAGGCTCGTGCTCGCGGGAACCGGCCGTGCGGCGATTGTCGGAAAAGACGACAACGGCCAGCAGCAAGGCAAACAGCGGGAACAGCACGAGCGACGCGGCGAGTACAGCGATCGCCGAAAGCGTGCGGGCCAGCTCGCTAAGAGCGAATCCGAGGTCGCGCCAAAGTCCGCGGTCGATCAGCGAAAAGAAAATGCGGTGCGAGGTATAGCGCAAAGCGTCGCGGTATTTCATGGCGGAATCCAGATCAAATTGAGGCCGCCAGGCGGCCGGAAAGGGTAGGGCGGGGCGTTGGTATCGGCCGGCGCCTTAGAACGCCCTGGCGGCCGTTTCTCGGGCCGCGCCGGCGAGCTGCGCGATCACCAGGCCGAACGGATTGCCGGCGGCCTGGGTGCCGATGCGCTTCGCCTGGTCGATCGCCGCTTGCTTGTCCCGGTAGCGCCGGCCGGCGACGCTGCGATCGCGCGCCGGCCGGCGCTTGTCTTTCTTCGTGCCGAGCGCCCATACGGCGTTTTCACGGCCGCCATTCGGGCGCGATGGAAACTCCCAATCTTTCACGTACAGCCGGCGCGGTTCGCCTTTCGCTTCGTTGTCGCGCATCACGGTTATCGCGCTATGGATGTTTTGAATCCGCACGCCGAGAAAGTCGGCGATTTCGCGCGCGCTCATGGGGCCGATATCGCGCAGCAGTTCGAGCACTTTGTCGCCGGTGCGGGGCTTGGGTCCGAGGTTCATCTTTTCTAAGTCCTGGGTTCGTCAGATCGGCCGCCATGCGGTCGGATCGGGTAGGGCAGGGGGTAGCGTCGGGCGCCGGCGTCGAGCGCGCCGGCGGCCTTCTCATTGCTTGCGGTGCCGGCCGTCGCGCCAGGCGAGAAAGTTGCGGCGTAACAGCTCGTGAAAGCGCCGCTCGGCTTCGGGGTTCGTCGCCAGCTCGGCGCGCGATTCAATCTCGCAGACGATGCGAACAAAGCGCACGGCTTGATCTTCGCTAACGGTTTCGGTGTCGTCCGTAAAGGTCGTAACCCATTCCCTGAAAACAGGGTTACGCGGCAGCATCACGGCGAGTTGCACGGTATCGATGCGCATGCCTTCGCCTCACGGGTTTTCGTGTACGTGATCGAGGCGCCGGCCGACAGACAGGCCGAACGACGACAGGGCCTTGAGCGACAGCGGCGTGAGGTGTGCGACGCGCTTCATGTGGATCGTGCGCTCGATTTCTTTCTCGCCGACCGTGACGCCGGCGGCGACGAGCTGGCGACGGAACACGGCCGGCGTTTTAACCGGCAACGCGTTCCATTTGTCGCGCAGGCTCGTCGCGCCGGAAATGTGATCCATGATGTGAGCGGGGCGCACGAGCAAGCAATCTTCGCCGTCAACGTCGTCGAATTTGTGCGGGTGTTTGAAGTTGCCCGCGTCGATCTCAGACAACGCGCTTTCGAGAATCCAAACCCAGGGCGAGCGCTCGGCGGTCGTCTCGCTAATGTGCCGGTTCATTTCGCTTACCAGGTCGTCGGCGAAGTTGCCGGCGTTGGTCGGCATGCCGGCGAAATCGCACAGATAACCCCAGGCCAGCAGCATCGCGGCATAGTTGCCGGCCATACGCTTTCCGCCTTCGTCGTCGTCGCTCGCGCAGCTCTTGCGCAAACACCAGGCGCGCAGCTCGTCGTATTTCGTGAGCACGGCGTTTTTGTCCAGCTCGGCGAGATATTGCAGCCATTGCCGAACCGGGAAACGCGGCAGATCACGCGGCAACATCGGGCCTTTCTTGGCCGTGAGGTTGGTGCGGCAGAGCTTGCCGTGCAGAGACTTAACGGGCACGTCCTCACCAGCGAGCAGCACGGGCGCCGAGAGAACATACTCGGTCATTTCCGAACCGCGTTTCGTGATCGTGTATTGATAGTTTTCTTGCAGCAGGCCGACCGCTTTATCGATCACGTCTTGCTTTCGCGCGCTCAGTTCTTCCCATCCGACAGGGTGCGACGTGTGGCTAATGCTCGTGAGCAAACGAAACTCGGTTTGCAGCGATTGCCCCGAGAACATCGTAAAGCCGATCGTGCGTTCGAGCGCCTTAATCAGCGTCGACTTACCCGCGCTCTTATCGGCTTGCATCATCATGTGCGGCCAGAACCCGAGCAACGCTTTCAGGTGCCCGCCCAGGCCCCATACGAGCGCCATAGAGGCCGCGTTTTGCTTGAACGTCTCTTGATACTTGCCGAGCACGCGCGCGGCGTCCGATGCGGTGCCGCTCGGGAACGTGAGATTGTGATACGGACATTGTTGCTCGGCGTTCGTGAAATAGCAGTCGGGGCCTTCATTCACGACGAGCCGGCCGTCGCGCCAGGCCAGGCCGACATAGTTCGCGGCCTTGCGTGCGCCGAGGTGTGCCGTGCGTTCGAGAATCGTCACCATGCGCGAAAAACGTTTCGGCTCCCAGATCGGGCCAAACTGATTCCAGACGGTGAGGTTATGCACTTGCTTGTCTTGCAGCACGGCGCGCGTGAGCTTGGCGCCGTGGCGGGGCGTTTGAACCGTGACGGCGAAATAGTCGGTCGGTGAGTTGTCAGGATCGCCGGTCATCGTTGCCGATGCGCTCGCGACAGACACGCGGCTAAACGATGCGACGCGAAAGCCGGCCATATCGATGTAAGTCGGCTTTTCTTCTTCGCCGTCGCCGGCCTTTGCGATGTAGCTCGCAAAGTCGACGCGCGAGCGATAGCGCCAATACTGCGCGAAATCGGGTTGCGGCAAATGCACGCGCGCGGGGCCGCGCTTGTGTTCCATAACGCCAGGCATGCCGGGAATGAGCCACGGCTCATAGTTATCGATCGCCTTCGCCAGCTCGGCCGCGCCGTGCAGTTGCAGATAGTCGTTAGCATCGTTGATCGATTCGGTGTTCTTTGTCGCGCCGTTTGCGAGGTCGCGAACCCAATCGCCCTGGTCGACCAGGATCGCGGCAATGTTCAACGCGGTAAGACGCTCATAGAGAGCACATGCAGCGTCGGGGCCTGGGCGTTCGCCCTTGCGCGGGCCTTCCTTGATCGGGTCGTCGTTATCCATGCAGATCACGACTTGCTTTTCGCGCAGAAACGAAAAATCGATGTTGTGGACGTTGCCGACGCCTCGAATCGCAAAGGCCGCCGTGTACGGGATTTCGCACGAGTCGATCGAGAGCGCATTGATCGCGCTTTCGACGATCACAACGCGCTTTGCGCCGGCGAGCTTGCGCGGGTTTGCCGTCCATCCGTGGCCGTCTTTCTCGCCTTGCGTTTGAGTCTTGACGCCACCATTGAGGGCGGGATCGATGTAACGCATGTCAACGGCGACAAGCGGGCCGGCGTTCATAGCATGAACGAGGAACACGGCAGCGGGGCCGCCGTGGCCGACTTCGCCGGCGGGTTTCTTCGGGCTTGTCCAGTCGTTAAAGCCGACCGTCTTGCACTTCAAAGCCGTATCGATCGCCGCGTCGGTGATGCCGCGCGATTTCAGGTAGTCGCGCACTTTCTCGCGGTTGTCGATCGCTTTCTCGCCGATGTAGTCGACGGCCGTTTTCGGGCGCGTCTCGGCGGGCGCGTCGATGCGATCGCGGGGGATCGAATACTCGTCGTGCAGATAGCGCATTGCCTCGGCAACGTCGCAGCCTTGAACGTGTATCACCAGGTCGATGCACGAGCCGCCCTTGTTGGCGGAATGATCTTTCCAGCCGGTGCCGATCGCCGGCAGGGCGGGATAGATCGACAGCGACGGGTTTGCATCCTTGCTGTGCGGCGAATGATAGTTCGCTTTGTCGCCGCCTTTGCCCTTCTTGATGCCGAGGCGTTCGGCCAGGTCGTGCAGATCGATACGGCGTTTGAGTTCTTCGATTGAGGCCATCGTATTTGGGTCTTTCGCGTTTTTTAGGCGTGAGTCATCCCGGCCGCAGCTCGGGCGAGCGCGGCAGGGCCTTCGGAATGCAGGGGAGTTTTTTTAGTGCGAGAGTGGTTCGGCGACGCCGTTCGCGAGCATGGTGCGGGTGCTCGGTACGGGCAGGCTCGAAAGCGCCGGCGTTTTCACCAGGTCGACCAGCTCGGCAACGGTGAACACGCGAATGCGTGCCGTGCGAGGGTCACGGATGAAAACGGCGTGGCTCGTCGTGAGGCCCATATCGACATACGCGGCGCACTTGCGCGAATCGTATTCGCCGAGCGCTTGCAGCGTGGACACTTCCGCCTCACGGCTCGAAACCATGCACGTTTCGATCAGGTGCGCAACGCATCGCGTAACGAGCAAGGTGCGGTCGTGATCCAGGTGTGCGCCTTGGTGTTCGGCCAGAAAGGCGAGGGCCAGGTAATGCAGGTTTTTATCGGTGCTCATGGTCTTTCCTTCGGTTGTCTCTCAGTCCAACAATTGAAGTTGCTTCATCACGCGTTCTTTAACGTGCGGCGACAAAGGCAAGCCGATAGCCGGATTCGGCTTGGCGCTCGGCGAGAGCGTTCGCACGGCTTCGAGGTTCGCGACGAACGTATGCCCGCATGTGTAATCAACGCAAACAAACACGATTTCGCGCATCGTCGTCGTCAGCTCGCGAGAGGTGCGAGCAATAACTCGGCTTCGGCAATGTGGACAGCTCAGAGTAATTCGCATGGTCTATACCCGTTCAGAAATAAGGAATCCGCCCCCGGCCTTAAATCCTTCACGGTAAATACAACTATCTACGACGGCCGTTTTTATTGTGTTTTGCGGCATATTGCTCAAGTCCGGCGAGGTAGATAATCCGGGCCATTGCCGAAACGGGTCGTTGATCGGATGCGGCGAGCTTTTGAAGCGTGTCGATTTCGTCGCCATTTAGCGGGATCGGAACGCGCTTGGCGGTTGGGAGAGGGTTGTTAAGAGTTGGCATAAGGGTTTACAGGTTGTAACAGTTGGTTTCCAGGTGTTACTAGCTGTAATTATATACCTTACTGTACGCTAACGAACATACAAATTTGTAACCTTAATAGGCCGAAATGGAACACAAAAAGGCGCTTGTTCAAGCCATCGTCGACAGAATGAAAGAGGTAGTCGGCGTTACAAAAGATGTTGAATTGGCCGAGTCCTTAGGTGCATCGCGCAGCACAACGGCCGTATGGAAAATTCGCGATCGAATACCGTTCGCCGAATGCATGACGATCGCGGAAAAGCATGGGGTCAGTCTCGATTGGTTGGTGCTCGGGCGCGGCGTGCCTGGGATCGAGGAACCCGAGTTAGACCTACACCCCGAGGGGCTTGTGTTGCCCGATAGTCAGTACGTCGAGATACCCGCGTTTGATATGCCGAGCTTTATCGAGGGAGAAATCGCGCAATGTTCGATGCGCATGCCGCAAGCGTGGATCGAGGGCGAGGGCGTGAGCATCCCTGATACCGTGGCGATGCGCATTCCGGGTAACTGTATGTCGCCGACGATTGCCGACGGCGATGTCGTGTTCGTCGATCGCCGGCCGCGCGACATAGACGGCGTGTTTGTTTTGCGAGTCGGCGAGAGCCTTCGCTTGCGGCGAGTGCAACGCATGCACGGGGGCGCGTTGCACCTGCTATGTGATAACCCGAACTATGAAAAGGAAGTGGTAAGCGCCGACCAGGCCGACGCCCTAGATTTCATCGGGTATTGCTTCGGGCATTTACGGCGCGTGCGGTAGCTTTCTTGCGCGCCGGTTTTGCTTTTTCTAGCTCTTTTTTCGAGGCCCGTTCGAGAGCGTTGTAAAGCGTCGGCTTGCTTACGCCGTAGCGCTTCGCGATGCTCGCCATCGATATGTCAGGGCTTGCGCGTAGCACGCGTATTTCGGCGATCGCCTTGTCGTCGAGCTTGGCAGGGCGCCCGCCCGAGCGCCCGCGTGCCTTCGATGCTTCTAAACCGGCCTTTGTGTTCTCGCTTATCACGTCGCGTTGGTATTGCGCCATAGCGGCCATAAAGCCGAAAAACATGCGGCCTTGCGCGGTGCTCGTGTCGATCTTTTCCGAGAGGCTTTCGAACGCGACGCCACGCGCGGCCAGCTCGTCGACGATTTGCACCAGGTCGACAAGCGATCGGCCGAGGCGATCGAGGCGCCAAACGATCAGCGTGTCGCCCTTGCGTACCGCGCGCATCATGTTCGCAAGCTCGGGCCGGCCGGCCTTCGCCTTGCCGCTCGCCTTTTCCTCATATACCTGCACGCAACCAGCTCGCGCGAGCGCGTCGCGTTGCAGCTCTAAGTTTTGATCGACGGTCGAAACGCGCGCATAGCCGATGCGCATGCCGCCGGTCACGATATCGAGCGTTGCCTTGTCAGCAGGATCACGCATTTTCTTTGATCGCCTTTTCTATGTAGTCGTGTGCCACGTCGGCGATACGGCTCGGCTCGGTGCCGAGGTCGATCGCATGTTGTAGGGCCTGGAGTGCGAGCGCCTTGCCGTACTGGCGGGCAGGGGCAAAGGCTATGCGTCTAACGGCCGCGTCGACGTACAGGTGCGCGGGGTGATTGCTGTGCATGGTTAGGGCCTTCTCTTTCATAGCTCGCCCATTGCGCGCAGGTAGGCGCCGAGCTGCGCGCGTTGGTAGCCGATGCCGCCGGCGGTTTGCTCGATCGCCACGTCGCGCGACAGCAAGCCGAGTTCAATGCGCCGCTCGATCGCCGCGCGCATTACGCGCCGGTATGTCTTGCCGCCGGCGAGAAAGATCGCGCGCACGTCCGAGGGCCATTCGATCGCGTCGAAATCCGGCAGCTCGGTGAGCATTTCATCGGCGCGCGCCTCGGTCATACGTTGCTCGTATGGCGCGGTTACGTGATCGGCCGCGATAAACCCGTGCTTTGCCGACAGAATGACAACGGCCGGCCGCGTTGCGGGCGCATTGGCGCGAAACGTGGAATACATGACGCCTTGATACAGCTCGAACGCCGGCGCCGGCGTCGCGGCCTTCGTCGCCGAGCACGCCATAAGGATCAAGTGTTTTTGCATGGTCTGTTTGTTATCGTTAAGAAACCCGTTTAACGGGCGTTTTCGTTACTTTGATTATTTTACGAGGTTTCTTTACGGGTCGGGCGAAAAAAAGGGGCGTCGAACGCCCCAAACCCGAACAGTAACGAAAACGGTCGTTTCTCTTATCCGCCGCCGTTGCGGAAATGCGAACGGTGTCGCGTGCTCGTCGGATCGTCGCGCGTCTCCAGCTCGAGCGCGGTCGTGTATCCGCCGTCGCCGATCGTGTGCTTTACCTTCTTTGCGAGCCAGGATTGCGCGTCGATATCGGGCTTGAACCCGTTGAGATAGACGGGAATCTCGGGGTAGAGGTCGGGGCGGCCGAGTGCGAGCGTGTAATCCATCGTCGCCTGACTGCGTTTCGTGCGGTTGAATTCGGCCGTTGCCGCCGCGCGTGCGTCCGCTTCGGTCGCATACGTCTCGGGCAATACCTTGATGTTGTGATTGTTTTCGCCGCCGACGACGACAGACTCGCGTTTCTTGCGGCCGGTGCCGTGGTAGTGCGCACGCACGCCGGCATAGTTCTCGCGCTCGGCGATGTGATAGCGGTGTTGGTCGCCGTCCTTTCTCGTCAGCTCGATCGATTCGAGTTTCGTGCCCTTTGCGGTCGTGCCGTGCCCGATCGGCATAAAGAGCAAGTGCGTGTCTTTCACGTTCATCACGGCGTCGTAACGCTTCGCGAGGCGCGTGAGAAACGACATATCCGACTCGTGCGTTTGATCGATGTGAGCAATCGCGATTTTCGCCAGGGCGTCGGCGATCGCCGGCTTGAGGCCGTGCTTGCCGGCGATTTTGCGAACGATCGCGCCGATTGTCTCGCCGTGCCAGCTCCGTTCGATGCGCTCGCCCATTTCCTTAGTCATCGAGGCCGATCGCGCCCGAATGGTGAGGATATCCGGGGCGCCGCTATGTTCAACTTCGTCGACCGTGAAACTACCTTTGTCGACGATGCCGGTATCGGACCAGCCGAATGCAACGCGCAGCACGGCGCCGCGCGCGGGGATCGCGAGCAATCCCTCGGAATCGTCGAGCGTGATATCGAGCGTGTCGGCTTCGTCCGATCGCGACTCGGACAGCGACAGGGAAATGAGGCGCGGGGCGATCTTGCTCGTGAGGTCGCGGCCGTCGAGCGTGATTTGATATTCGGGCGTCGGTTGCTTCATGCCGTTTCGCCCTTCGTCGTGTTCGCCTTCGTTTTCACGAGTCCATCGTCGACGCGCATTAGGCTCAACGTGAATTCGACACGGCGCGGCGTGCCGTCCTTCGCGTGCAGCGTTTGCCCTTCGTCGAGTCCTTCGATCACAAAGGCGCCATAGACAGAGCCGGCGCCGTCGACGAGCACGTAAGCGTCGCCGGCGTCGCCCATCGTGCGCAGCTCGGTAAGCGACGACAGCTTGCCGCCGAGTTGATCGGGCGCAAACCAGCCGGTCAACGTGATCGCATCGTCGCCGGCGCCGGTGAATTGCCGCGCATTGCGCCCGCCGACGCGCGACGTGCTCGCGTGTTTCCAGCTCGTGCGCCGTTGCAGCTCGGCATAAGCCAGGGTCGACAGGCTGAAAACAAATTGCCCGAGTGATGCCAGCATGTTTTTTTCTCCGCTTAATCGGTGAGGCGCGAGCCGGCGCGCGAACGTTTCTCGCGCTCGATCTTTTGCAGCACGGATTCAATTTCGGCGCGCATCGCTTTTGTGTCGTTTCCGTTGATATGGAAAATGTACGTATCGCCGCCGGCCGCCGATGCCCCGCCGGCCGAATTTCCGGGCGCCTGGCGGGCCGCGATCGGCGGTCGGGTATCAATGGGTACGCCAGGGCCGCCGAGCGGCATGCCGGCCGCATTTGCCGCGCCAGGCGCCGCGAACGAGGTCGCCGCGAGCGTCGCCAGGCCGACCGCAGCTTTTGCGATGCGCCCTTGCTCGCCTTCCATGCCGATCGCCGCGCCCTGGGTGATGAATCCGCCCAGCTCGCCGAACACTCGCGACGGGCTATGAATGCCGAGTTTTTCCTTGAACCAATCGACGGTGTTGCTCGCGACGTTGGTGATTGCCGCTTGCACGGCGCCGAGGCCGCCGGTGATGCCGTTGACGAGGCCGGCGATCAGGTTCGCGC